GGCATCTGACAGCAGTTCGAACACCAGGGGATTGAGCTCCTTCAGTCCCATGTGAATGTTGCTATGCACTAGATCTGCCATATACCCGTGCTCCGTCTGGGAGCGCCCTATCTCTTTCATAGGATCATCGTTCCCACCCTGACACATCATGGAGTATAGCCACTGTTTGGGATCCTGAAAGAAGTCCCTGGACCCAGGGAACATGATGGTGTTCAGGAATGTGCGACAGTCACCACGCGCTTCGAACGCCAGTGTGGCCAGGTGGGTGGGATCCGCTGTGGGGCACTCTCTCAACCCTATCTCCACCATCTGCTCCGTGGACATCGGGGGGCAGTGGAGACAGTCGCAGAAGTCGATCTTGTCGATCCATTGGGATATGATTATGGTGGCTCCACGGGATAGCTTCTTTCCGTGCTCCAGTATGCTCTTGTCAGGAGTGCATGAATCTATCAACACATGGGCGTGCGACTCTTTCAACTGTTCACTGGCATCAGACTTTTTTGAGATCTCGACCCATCTCCTATTCTTGAGGGCGATGCGAACCAAGTGGCTCTTGCCGACTCCTACGCCGCCATAGAGGCAGATTATACCGTTGTCCTCTATGATGGTTACGAGGGTGTTTAGAATGTCTAGGTTTCCCACAAAATTTGTGGAACGATTATCTTTGCGAAAAGTAAGAAACCTATCCATGATACCTGATGATATAAAGGATCTTATTTTTAAGGATGACTTATTTAGGTATCGAGTTCAACCGTTTCTGTATTGCTTGGCGGGGTCGCAACTTCTGCTGGTTGGTCTTCTGTTATTTGCTCTATTACAATTTCACTCGGTGAAGAAGGTAGTTGAATCTCTTCGCCTACCGCCGGTGCATCCACGTTGACGGCAGCAAGTGTGGAGATGGACGGGGGTCTCCTTATGCGATCAGACACCTTGCTCATCCCCTTGAGCTCAGAAAGTTCCGAGATGAGATTGACATGTTGTTGATCCACCGCATTGGTCGGCACCCACAGGGTCCCCGCCTCCCTGTGGTCATTGACCCTCTTGCGGAATGCAGAGATGACACCTTCCGTCTTCTTCTTCTCAAGTTGGGTGTCGAACAGTTCGATGGGTCGCACAAACATGATCTCAGGTCGGCTGAAAGTTGAATCCGGAATATCACGCCTCTCTGGGAACTTTCTCTCAAACAACTTGACAACACTAGCGGGAACGGGTGGGGACTGCTCGATGAGGCGGTCGTACTCACCCCTCATGATATCAACAAACGGGCTTCCGTCGTGAGCCCTCTCCGTGCGCGGGAGGGTCAGCTCAAGCCGGATGCTCCGAGACAACTTGCCGTAATGTACACTGCTGACACGGTGAGACTCCATCAACTCTGACACTTTAAGAAACTGCATTATTGTGGTCAGGATGGCTGCAAAAAGGTTGAAGGCGCCGATGGCAGCTGGCACATATTCCTGCCACGAAAGGGGGAATGTCTCTTGTGCAAAATTTGCCGTTCCAGTGACTGTACTAATCACAATTATAGGGAGAGTCATTCTCATATTCATACTCTTGAACCTGGTATACGCCGTGTAGTGCATGTATCTGTAACACGCTGCTTGCTCCCCCCATCTCTGAAGTATCTTCTCGTGCTGTGAATGCCAAACGCGTGGACCAGTTTTCTTCTGACTCCTCGGAGAATGCTCACCGTCAGAATATGTCATTGCATACCTTACGGCTATAAAGTTTTCCTACAATATTTCATCAAAGATGTCCCTCGAAATTATTATGGGCAGCATGTTTTCTGGAAAGTCCACCGAACTTATTCGGCGCATCCGCCTCCAACAGGTTATGGGTAGGACTGTCAGGGTGGTGAACCACGCACTGGACGACCGCAAGGGGTGTCTGGAAGCCGTGCGAACCCACGACGCCACCGAGTTCCGGGCAGTCAAGTACCCCACTTTGGAAAAATTCATGTTTGACGGCGTGGACACCGTCGCAGTGGATGAGACTCAATTCTTTGGAAACCTCCGAGAGTGGGTGGAGTATGGATTGCCCGAAGGGAAGCATATCATCCTGGCTGGACTTGATGGCGACTTCAAGCAGCACAAGTTTGGTGAACTGCTTGATGTCGTGCCATTGGCAGACAACGTTACAAAGTTGAGGGCGTTGTGTATGTTCTGTAAGGATGGAACACCAGGACCGTTCACCTACCGCAACCCTGGGGTTGGTAGGGGGGAACAGGTGCTCGTAGCTGCCGAAGACTGCTACAAAGCGGTCTGTCGCAAGTGTCTTACGGCATCCTAAGCCCCATCAGCGCTTCGGCTGCCTTAATGTTGTTGCCATTCATTCCACGAAGCTCTTCGGCTGCCTTCATGTTGTTGCTGGGAGCCCCAAGACGCATCACCTGGTTCCCACCACCACCGGTCCCCCTGATAGCCCTCTGCGTCGCACCTTCTATCATCTTATCATTCTCGGCGCTCAACATCTTGTACCTCCTAATCAGAGTCGTGATGATCACTTCACTCACACGCAAGCCAATGCTATTACACAGAGTCAAAGTGTATCCATACAGAGTAATCATAATATTTATCAGGCTACCTGAAACCATCCGTCCCGTCGCGGCATTTGCCATCGTCAATGTACGTTCTGCAAACGAGCGATCGCTTGCAACCTGCGAAAGAACAGATGCGAAATCTGGCATTTTACTGGTTATGACTTTTCCGACTCCACGTTGGAGGAAATGTGTAACATTCGCCGCCGCCCCCGCCGCCGTCTCAGAAGCCATGACGAGTCCGGCTCCCGCCATTCCACCGTGACCAGCGGCTATAGCGTTGCGAACATTAGGCATCGCAAACAACTTTTTGAAGCGGTTCTCCATGGAGCCTGTATGTGCATCCGGCGTAAAGAACTCGGTCGTGCGTTTCTCCAAGACGCCGAACATCGCCCCAATTGCCGCACCACCCATTGGACCCATCCCAGATAGAACTTGGGCCACTTTAAGTATCATGGGCGTGAGTGCTGCCAGGTACTGCAGGAGTGTTACTTGGTGTTTGTGATCATACGCTCCCCGATGTTTCATATTGGCTGCGTGAGTCGCTCCCGCCATCGCGCCGGAAAACACCATCATCAGAAAACCGTAAATGAGCATGAGTTTCAAGATGTTGTTCATCCGCTCGTTTGTCTCGTGAGACACCTTAAGCCCCACACTGTTGAGGATTCTACCAATAACGCTCAACTCACGCGGGGTGAAGATTTTCACATTAGTTTCTGGCATCGTGTTCGTCGCAGGGGTATCATTTATCCTCAGTCGTTCCGTCATGTTTTATATGATTTAACGCAGAAAAATTTCCTGACAAGTAGTATATCAATATGCCCCACTGCACCAAGGAACATTACTCCCCCGAGCCCGACGCTGTCATCAAGCGCGCTTCCACCCACGAGATCCCGAAGTTCCTCAAGAGCTGCGAGTTTCGCACCGTCTTGATGGTCCTCCTCATTCTGGCTATTCTCAAGAGGCTCAAGATGCTTTAAATCTTAAGATACATCAAGAATGACAGTGAAAGTTAGGTTGCGTCCCAGCAACAAAAGTGACAAGAAGTGGATGGTTACTTTTGTGGATGATAAGCGACAGAAGGTGGTTCACTTTGGTGCCCAGGGAATGTCAGACTACACGTTTCACAAGAATCCAATGAGGATGCGTTCATATGTGGGTCGGCATGGTGGCAAGGTTCCCAAGACGTTGATGGATGATACAAACTCGAAGAGCGTTCATAGGCGTATGCTGGGTGTCAGGAATAGTGATCGTGAAAAGTGGGATAGTTCTGGGATGAAGACCCCAGGCTTCTGGAGCAGGTGGCTAACGTGGTCCATGCCCACCACCAGAGGTGCCAAGAAGCTCATTGAGGAGCGATACGGCATACAATTTGTCTGAAGAATCTCGTGAGCGTCATAGATACGTTGGTCGCTTCCAACGTCATCCTAACGGCATATGCGATTTTATCACCCATCCACCAAACCAAGTAATTAAAGTTATATGACGATAATAAATCAGAAGAGAGCCATGGCTTTTCATAAGCGCTTCCTTGAGGATATCGCTATGTGCGCACCCTACGAAGACACTGATGAACAGCGACAGGTTGTGTGGGACTGTGAGATGCTACTGAAAGACCTCCGACCCCTGTATCGCCAGTTGAGCCTCCGAGTTCGGAGGTGTCGCCGGGATCCCAAGGCTCGCAAGTATCTCGTCAGTAATCTGCAGAGGAAGAATACCGTCCGCCACAAGATGGACCAAGCCGAGGACATTCTTGCCTGGAGCCTGGGTAATTAGAAGGGTGGTCGCCGATTGTTGAAAAAATCATTGAGTTCCCTGACGTTCTGGCTCATCTCGTCAATGTCATTCTTGATGTTTACCAGCGGTTTACGAATTATCAGAACACCCACAAGTATAGAGAGACATATGAGCATCATTCAATGACTGCCACTTACCATACCCACATAAGTTAATAAATGAAATACGACATGCCACGGGACGAAGTTCCCACCCGTGATATGTGCGTTCCACGACTTTAACCATGCTGATAGCACGAGAATTCCCACGCTGGTGTCACGTCCGTGAACACTCCCGTGAATCACGGCGGTCGATATGGCACATACACGATCCGTGTTGTATCTCCATCCGGGGCGTGGGTCTCTCCAGTGGTTTGCACTGACCAGAGCCATGCCACAATTCACGAGTCCCCGCTTTTTTCTACCTCGTCGAATGTTTATGATACCTGGGATGACAAAACAGATACTCGTCACCACGAGTGGGAGCATCACTACTATAAAGGTTGGTAATTATATTTACAGGGATGACGACGGAGTATTGTCGAGTTTGTGGAGTTGGTAAAGAGTTAGATGCGTTTTACAGCCACAAGTCCAACACCGATGGAAGGGTTCAAAACCACATATCGGTTCGGTACACGTGTGACTTGTATTGCACCTCCGGGTTGTCCCACACCGTCAGTTGCTCGTTGCCGTACATCTCCTCGCAACCAATGTCCTCTGTGCAATCACGACCGCCCAGGGTCACGGGGACGGAGTAGTTGTTGTTCCCGTCGCCACCCGTGGTCCAGTAATGCCACCTGTCCCTGCGCCCCCTGACGGGCTTGGCGTAGATGGGGCGGAGGTCGTCGTCGCCCTTGAGGAGACCCACCTGATGCGGCGCCTGGGGGCGGTAATACTTCTGCACGGGTGGGGGGCGATACTCGGGGAGATCCAGCGTCTCGTGGGGGCGTTCGACCACCATGGTCTGCACGGGAGCTGGGTTGTGGTCCATCGGGGCCACCTCAGCGTTGCGAGGCATCTTGGAGTTGATGATGAACCCCATGATGACACCTACTGAGATGATGGATGCAATAATGAGTACAATGTTAAACCTTTTCATATTAATATAGGTATAGATAATGTTTGTATTGGGCATCGATGTGGGAATCATCAATCTGGCTCTGGTGCAAGTTGAAATCGTTGATGAGTCGTGGGACATTAAGAGGGTATGCGCTTGTCACAGAGTGGATATGACCCGTTTAACAGCGTTGAGAGAGACTACTGATCGGGTTGTCGCTGTGACACGTGAGTTTAAGGCTATATTTGATACGAGTGATGTCATCCTTATTGAGCGCCAGCCCCTGACTGGTCTCACGGGGGTCGAGGAGTTGTTTTTTTACATGTATCGCCAGAGGTGCATAAAGGTTTCGCCTAATGCTATGCACAAGTATTTCGGGATCAATCACTTAGATTACGAGGGTAGGAAAATCAAGACTGTTGCCAGGGCTTGCGAGTGGTTGAGAGAGCAGGATGGGTGGGTGAAAAATCCGGAGCGTCAGCACGACATGGCAGATGCCATGTGTATCATCTTGTGGTGGAGGGAGAAGAATAGACCACAGGGGCCCAATCCGTGGGAGTGCTTCAGATGTCTTTGAGGCAGTTCGCCCACCGCTCGCATGTCTCGGTCTGGTTGCACCACGCATATCCAGCGGACTCCTTGCAGCCCCACTCGTCGAGGTCACCCCCCAGGATGCGTCCGGCCAGGACGAGCGTGGAGCATGAAAGCATGTAGAGAGCGAAGAGAACCGTGCGAGAGTTCATTGTATGTTTTCTATATATTGTATCATTCTTTTAAAAACGTGGTAAAATATATAGTCAATGATACCCTGTGTATTCGACGGACACCATGGATATCTCCAGCCAGATACGGGGATGTGCATGTTCTATTACATGACGTTTGACAGTATCCTGGAAGTCGCAAAGTATCTAAAGAATGTCACACCCGGTCCAGAGTATGAAGGTGAGTATGTATCTGGTAAAAAAGTGATGCGAGATCCTGACATGGACATGTGGTGGTCCGAGGGAAGGTGGTGGTGCGACAAGAAGACGGCTGTGAAGGCTGCCAAAAGAATGTTTCGCTAGAGTATGGCGTATCTACCGCGTAAATACCTGGCGGGGCTGTCCCCATCTGAGAAGAAGACTCGAGCGTCTCGGATTCGCAAGGGATCCAAGACCCATCACAAGGATCCGAAGGCTTACAAACCCTGGAAGACTGACAAGGGGAAGAAGGTCAAGACGTCATCATACACCGTGCAGTTTCGCAAGAAATACGGAGCAGACAAGAAGACCCTGCCCCAGAAGGCTCGTGCAGCCAAGATACCACTGGGGATTCTCAGGAAGGTCTACAACCGCGGGATGGCGGCGTGGAGGACCGGGCACCGCCCCGGGGCGTCCCAGCAGGCTTGGGGCTATGCGAGGACGCATTCCTTCGCCATGAAGGGCAAGACCTACTACACCGCCGACGCTGACCTGGCTAAGGAACTCAGGGAAATAAAAAAGCGACGCACTAAGTAAGAAACAAATGCCAGAGTACGACTGTACCATCACGAGTAAGTTCACCTAATTCATGGGGTTAGGCAACCGAGTGCGGTCGCTGGATTTCGTGTCACCGTACGATCTCAATGGCAAGTCAGAGACGAGCACAAAATGTAGCAGGAAATAGTATATAAAGTTTTCTTGAAATATAGTATTACATCACGCAATGTTTCATCAGGAATATGATATCGTTCACACCAAGTCCATGAGGCCCGTCAAGCCCACCGTCAGTCAGTATACCCACCCTCGCTCGGGTATTGACATCAACCGTAAGGATCTCCCGAAGAAGGGGGAGCCGATGGAGTATGGTATATGCCGGAAGTAGTTATGTTAATTGGTGGATCCTCAACGACGTCCAGTGTAAAGTGGTTGCTATCTTGACAACACGGCACACCTGTGCTGTCAAGGTTTGCAGAGCACCGAGAACATTTATTATCTTGGTATATCACAATATAATGTCAGGCATTACTCAGCTTATTTCAGTGGGTGCTCAGGACGCCTTTATCACAGGTGACCCCCAGGTATCCTTCTTCAAGTCGATCTACAAGCGCCACACCAACTTTTCGATCTTCCACAAGACGAACATCTTCCAGGGATACCCCCGCGCTGGTGGGATGTCCACCATCCGCTTCGAGCGTCTCGGTGATCTCCTGAACTACACCTACCTGACGGTCAGCCTCAACGGCAAGACACAGGAGGTGTCCGACTGGACTCAGGTGGTGGATCAGGTGGAACTGCTCATCGGCGGGCAGGTGATTGACACCCAGACCTCCGAGTTCTGTGAGGAGATCGCCATCGACACTCTCGCCAACACGGCTGCCAAGTCATTCCCCGCCAGCCTCCACGGCGGTCTCGGGTCCGACTCGTACTTCTACCCGCTCCGTTTCTTCTTCTGCGAGAATTGGTTTTCCAGCATCCCCCTGGTTGCCCTCCAGTACCACGATGTGGAGCTGAGGATCCGGTGGGCGGCGGGGTTCAACAACTCCTACAAGTGCACCGCGCACTCGTGCTATGTTATGATGGACGAGGATGAGCGCAAGATGATTGCCACCCAGCCTCAGGAGATGCTCATCACTCAGGTTCAGAAGATCACCCCCAGCAATGACAAGATCCAGCAGCTGGACTTCAACCACCCCGTGAAGTTCATTGCCTCCTCGAACGCCGTGACCCAGAACTCTCTGGTGTCCGACACCAACAAGGTGAAGCTCGTGGCGAATGGTGTTGATCTCACTGAGAGTGCCGTGAGCATTCCCTTCTACACGGCGGTACCCTCGTACTACCACACGGATTACTCCAGCAGCAACGCGGAGAACATCTTCCTGTACTCCTTCGGGCTCAACACGAACAAGCACCAGCCGTCGGGGACCCTGAACTTCTCCCGTCTGGACTCGTTCCAGATCCACTGCGATGAGCCTGTCAACAAGAACATCTATGCCGTGAACTACAACGTCCTCCGAATCCAGAACGGCATGGCTGGGCTCACCTACGCCAACTAGAGCTTAAAAGGGTCAAACTATATTTGTAAAACCATGAGGTTCATCGACCTGTTCTGCGGGATTGGTGGCTTTCACCAGGCACTGACTTCTCTGGGCCACGAATGTGTCTTTGCGAGTGACATAGACCCTTCGTGCCGCAGGGTGTACCAGAAGAATTATGGGATTGAGCCAGTTGGGGACATCACCCAGCACCTTGACGAGGTTCCACCTCACGACATCATGTGTGCAGGGTTTCCCTGTCAACCCTTCTCGAAGGCTGGATTTCAGCGGGGCTTCGAGGACGAAAACAGGGGCAACTTGTTTTTTGTGATGTGCGAGATCATAGACCGCCACAAACCCAAGTATCTCCTGTTGGAGAATGTGCGCAACCTCGCATCCCACGACAACGGCAACACCTGGCAGGTCATAAGGCGCTCCCTGCGGGAACTGGGCTACAGCACCTACGACGACCCTACCATCCTGAACGTCCTGCACTTTGACATCCCCCAGAACAGGGAGAGGGTGGTGATAATGGCGGTGAGGGGTGGTGAACTCCCCCCACTCCCCGAGTTTTCCCGCAACCCCCGGCGGACCACTCAGGTACAGGTGTCCTCTGTGATGGAGGACCACCCCCCCAACCTGCCCCGCAAACTGCAGGTGGTTCAGGAGGTGTGGGATCGCTTTCTGGGTCTGGTGAACGATCCACCACGCTTCCCGATATGGACGGACTGGTGGGACTCTGGGGACGACCCGGACCCTCGGTATGTCAAGTGGATCTCCCAGAACAGGAAGTTCTGGGAGGAGAATAAGACTACTCTCCAGCCGTGGTTGGAGTGGGCTCGAGAGAAGCCTGAGTGGGTGGGGGCTGTTCGCAAGTTTGAGTGGCAGGTGGGAGGGACTGGGAGGACGCTTGACGATTTTTTGTGGACTCCCCGACCCTCAGGGGTCAGGGTGAAGAAGTGTGATTACATACCTACACTGGTTGCCATGGCACAGATACCAGTCTACGGACCGCAGCGGCGCAAGTTGAACCCCCGGGAGTTGCTGAGGCTACAGAGTTTTCCGGATGATTTCCAGTTCGAGGAGAAAGCGATATTCAAGCAGGTCGGGAACGCCGTGAACTGCCAAATGATTAGGTGGTGCATGGAGTTCCTCGCCTCCGTGTAATCTCCTCAAGCACCCTAGATTCCAAGGCGGTTAATTCCCTGTCAGACATTCCTTCGATACTCACAACCTCATCCACCTTCCTGAATCCTCTCATAACGCTGTATCTCACAGCACCATCAACGGGTTCAGGAAGTGGGACGAAGTGTGTTGCGTTTGTAAGCATCTTGAAGACCTCAGGTTTGGCTATGAGACGGTTTGTCTTGTTGTTGCTGGACAGAGACACATTCTCTCTGCAGAACTCCTTGGACACCAAGTAGAACCCAGCCTTGACGACTTTATTTTCACGCTTCCACCATGTCCCACCTTTCGTGATCAGAATTAAGATGTCGCAGTCAAATGATTCCCTTTGGGCGTCGGTCTCATTCTTGGACCAGTCCAGAGCAAATTTAGACCCGTCATCCTTCATGGAAGACTTGAGGGACAGGGGGACATCACACAATTTGAGGTCAGCCTCACCCACGTGATACTCCTGATACTCTTTCGCACCCTCGAAGTATTCCCCAAGGAAGTCGTCACGGATAGCACCACCGCGCATCCCACATCCATCTCCTGTCATGGACTTTTTAAGCGCATGAAAGCAGTTGGATAGGTACTGAAGGTCCTGACGCTCTAGAAAAGACTTGGCACTATCCATCTCTTTTATTAGTATAACCCTGAAACCTTAAGTGCCTACATACATTTATTTGTCAGTCTAATATATAGCAATGGGTCGCAAGAACACTTCCAAGGCAGCGACGCTTTCCACCAGTTTTAGGAAAGCGATGTACCGCTTCGGTTCATACGAGGAGAACTCACACTACTATTATGAACCTCCTGTTCGAGCAGGGTGTGAGCCGCCGCAACGTCTCCGCCTTCTTTAACATGCTCTCCGACACCTTCGGGGTGGAGGTGGCGGACTTTACGGTCACCCAGGACCTCACA